CCCCCCCAGCCAGTACTGCCAGTCGGACAGCACCACCGGACGGCCTCGCAACGGGCCGTCAGGCTGCCGGCAGTGACGTTCGATCCACGCGCACACCAGATGCCCCAACGTGGGGAAGTCGATGAGCCATGAATCCTCGTCAGCCATTGCCGCTCATCCGACGCTGGTACACATGCCTCGTCTCGTCCATGGGAGAGCGTTCGGCGGCTGATTCCCGGTTCAGCTCCTTGGCCCTGCGGCGCGTGAACTCCGAATCGACTGGCTTCCGCTCGGCCTCCGCCTCGATTTTCCAGCCTAACGCCTGCAATCCGGCGGCGCTCATGCCGACGCGGTCGGAGATGCGCAGCAGCACGGTCAACGCCGTGGGTGCCGGCGCGATCTCGCATGCGGTGGAAAGCCGCGCGTACAACGCCAGTTCGTGAATCATCCACTTGAACTGGGGCAGATGCCAGGCGCGTGCCTGAGGCAGCTTCCACAGCCATCCCCACTTCTCCGCCTCAAGTTCGCGGACGCGCTCGTCATCGGCGGGCTCCAAGGGCCATTCCGGCGGCTTCATCCGGCACTCGGTGTTCGGCAGGCTCTGCAATGTGTATCCGAGTCTGCGGCTCTTCTCGCTGTTCGGGTCCTTGGCCGGCCCGGAGCGTACTCGTTTGCCTCCACTTGGCATGATGTTCACCTCTCGTCATGGCCTTGCGCCCTAGCGACAGATCGACGGGACCGCCATCGCGGCGGCCCGCCAGTGATGTTTGAACCCTGCGCACCCGTCAGACAGCTCACCGGCGGTTCAGGCAGGGGTGGTCGATACCCCACCCCCCCCCCTGGGTGTTGCCGGTCGTTTTTTTTTACTGTTTGGTATTGAAGCCTGCTGGTCTTGTTCTGCCGGTTTTCACGTCGTGGCATTGTTTGCACAATCCTCGTCCGAACTTCGGGTCGTTCGGATTGAGTCGCATGTCTATGAGTTCGATTCGCTCGTATGGATAATGATCCGCGATTGTGCTTGGTTTTCCGCAGAGCCCCTTGTGTTTGCCGCAGCCTCCGTGCTCGGGGTCGCCGGGGCATGTGCAGTATGGGTCTCGTGCGAGCACCTGCCTGCGAAACGATTGATGTCCCTTGGTGTTGTATGGGTTGCGTCCACGGGTACGGGTGCGGTCCCGTTGGGCTCGGGTGCAGGCGTCGCATTTGCGTGCCGGTGTCTCGATGAGGTTCGGACATCCGGGTGTCGAGCAGACTCGCCAGCTCATGTGTGCCTCGCAGTCATTGTGTCCGTTGGCGTGTCTTGGTGTCCTCGGCTTGCATATCTATAGTTATTGTGTTACTATAGATATGTCAGCCAAGGAAAGGAGGTGAACATGGAACAGATCGCGGAGCTGCTCAAGGCCATCGGGGAGTTCCTCTCCGGATTGGGTGCGGCACTCGCACCCATCGCCGCCGTGGCCGTCGCATTGATTGCGAAGAGCAAGCCGCGAAAGCCGCTGAACAGACGGCGCAAGCGGTAACAAGAGCCGTGGATTCCGGATAATCGTACTATCCAGAGCCACGGCTCCACTCCCAACTATTCCATGGAACATCATGAACGGCAAGATAGGAATCATCGCACTCATGTTCGGAGTCGTCAGCCTCGCGCTGGCCATCGCATCCCAGAGCGTACCGGCAGGTGTGTTCGGAATGTGCTCGGGCGTGCTGGGTTATCTGGCAGGAAGGGCAAGCAATGGCGACTGAATATCTCGGCGTCAAGCAGGTCGCAGAACGCCTTGGCATCACCAGTGGCGGCTTGCTCAACCTCAAGCTCCCTGAGCCCGACGCCACGATAGGGCGCACGCGCGGCTGGTTGCCTGAGACCATCGATGAATGGAACGCTCAACGTCCGGGACGTGGTGTCGGAGGGGGGAGACCACGCAAAAACAAAGCATAGATACGCGAAAACCCAGCCACATGAGCTGGGTTTTTCGACACTAATCCACTGACATTATGCGGTCACAGTTAGCTCTTTGTCAAGTCCGCCACTGATGACGAGCCGGTAGACGCTGCTGTATGAAATGCCTTGGGGCGTGACATCAAGCTTGCCTCGGGATTTCCACACGGTGAGCGTATGCCTTTTGACGGTGATTCCCGCGTCCGTGAACGCCTTGGCTATCTCGGCCGCAGACCCGCGCCTGGAATCATCCCAACACAACGTCTTGAGCCTACGCAGTTTAACCGTCTGCGCTCGCTGTTCCCTCCCGCACACCGGGCATGTCACCCACTGGTCTGCTGCCCCAGCGGTGAGCATGGTCTCGCATAGTTCGCAGGTTCCTATCTCGCGGCGTTGCTCCGGCGGGTCCAGCGCAGCATCGACTTTGCGGGCGATGCCGTCAACGACGTGCATGTAGAAGCCCGCGTCCGCGAACGTGGCGAGCCTGGGGTGGCCTGCGCATGCGATGAGCGTGGCCTTCAGATCCTCGTTGCGTTTGTCTTTGCGCCAGTCCAAGGCGTCGATGCCGTCGAGGCAACGCCATAGTTCACGGGCCGTGGCGTCGAGCATGTCGATCAGGTCGAGCACGTCGAGCCTGATTGGAGTCGGGGGAGTGGCGGTCTGGATTCGCGTGGGCGAATGCCCGCCCGGATGCAGGGTCGCGTCCAACGAGTCATGCAACGGCGTGACGTCGCGCGCCAGTCGCAGGAGCGTGCCGGCGAAACGCAGTTCGCATGACTCGCACAGTGAATATCCCTCTTCGGTTATCGTTTTGCAGTTCTGGCAGTTCACGAATCCCCTCCACGTCGGCTACACTGGTTGTTTGCAGACATGCCCTCCGCCGTTGGTGGAGGGTTTCGTTATTTCAGAACAGCGGAATGTCCTCATAGCCGGTATCGGATGGAGCCGGCTTGGTTTCCCGTGGTTGGCTGCCGATGACGGCTATGACTTCGGGCAGAGGGATGTTGAGCTGGCCTGCTATTTCAAGCGCGGTGTAGCCGTTGCGATGCATGCGTTGGACTTGCTCCTGTCTTGTCCTGCCGGTCATGATTCCGCTGTCCTTTCTTTGCATGGTTTCCGTGTCTCCTTGAGGACGTTGATGGATTTGAATGCGCCCGTGTAGAGGCTGATTGTCTTGTCTATTGGGTCGGGTCGGAAGATGTCGGTGAAGAAGTCGCTGTCCTGGATCGTCCAGTAGCCGTAGGCGCGCGGGAAGTATTTGAGCCAGCCATCCAGCGTCTGTCCGCTGTTGGTGATGGCGATGAACCGATGCAGGTCCAGCTCCCATGGCTTGGCATGCCGCCAGTCGATGCTTTCGCTCACGTTCATTCCTCCGGCTCCTGTGATTCGTTGTAGAAGTCTTTGGGAGTGATGGTCACGCTGATCTGGCATCCGGCGGCGAGCGCCGCGTCGATGATGTCGGTGAGGGTTGTGTTCTCGTTCATTGTTGTTCCTTCGTTTTCATGGCGTTGACGGCTGCGAGCGCCTTTTTGGCCGCGTGTAGCCATGCCTGTTTGGAGACTTCGCTGCAGTCGTCCCAGTTGGTGGGGCCGGGGGTGCCCTGGAAGAATCCTCGGGCGCAGGTCTCGATTTCCTCGTCCGTGGGCTCATTCGAGTTGATGTGGGTTTCGATGCTGATGGCCAGAGTGAGCGCCGCGTCATAGCCAGCCTGGTAGCCGAGCACAAACGCCTCGGCCGCCGACTCGTTGCCTAGTCCGGCGTCGGCGAGCGCCGTGAGGGCTTGTTGGGTGAGGTCACTCATCGTCGTCCTCCACGATGGTCGGCATGCCGCTGGTCTCGTACATGGTTCTGGCCACCGCCTTGAGGTTCCGGCTGGCCGTATCGGAGCATTGGCCGAGGTGCAGGATGCTGACGTCTTCCAGCACGCAGGCGCTCGCGAGCGCCTGTTCGAGTTGGTCTTGTGTGAAGATTCGTGCCGTGTAGCTCATATGGTGCTACTTTCGTCGGCGAGCGCCGGCCCTGTCATGAGGGTGAGGTAGTGGCGGTATTCCGCGATGTCCCTGTCCAGGCAGTCGTGGACGCGGTGCGTGGGCTTCATGCGGTGCTGGTATGGGTCTTGGCCGCAGGCTTTGGCCGCGAGGCGCAGTGCGGTGACGTCCAGCATGCGGTAGTGCAGCAGTTCTCCGAATCCCGTCATGCAGAAGCGTTCGACCATGGGCAGGTCGAAACGGCTGATGTTCGTGCCGGCCGGGTGCAGGGTGTACGTGGTGGCCATGCCTTGGATGAACCGGAGGGCCTGTTCGGCGATGACCCTGGGTGAGTTGGCCAGCGGGTCGCAGGATTCGCATTGGGCGAGCAGACCGTTGTTCAGATGCAGTTCCAGGGCGGAGGGCTGCACGGTCAGCAGGGTCTCCCGGCCGATGTGCACCACGGCCTCGAACCGCCCGTATTCGTGCATGGCGTCCAGGCTGGTGCAGCGCAACCCGATCTCCAGTATCGAACACATGTTCGCATCGAGGCCGGTGGTCTCCACGTCCATCCATAGCAGGGCTTCGGGTTTCTCGGGGATCATAGCGTCTTCTCCTTTCCGGCGAGCGCCTGAACGATGGCTCCCTGGATGGTTCGGGTTTCCTCGCGGGTGAAGCCCTGCGGGATGATGATTGTCCTGGTGCTCACCGGTATATCGGGCGGGATGAGCATGGTCACGCTGGTGCCGTCCTCTCGGGTGAAGTCCACGTTGTCGAGTTCGCCGGGCACGGTGACCGCGTAGGCGTTGATCATGAGTGTTCCTTTCTGCTGATTTTATCGGTTGGTTTGCGGGTGGTTGGGCATGCCCTCGGGCGGCGGGCATGAATGCCATTGGCCGTCGGTGTCGAGCAGTATCCAGCCGCGCCGGCAGCTGTACACGGGCACTTGGCTTGGCTCGGGGTCGTAGCTTTTGAGCAGGTAGCCCAATGCTCGGGCCTGTTCGGGGTGCCGGTGTATCCATCCGTGGCATCCGGTGCTGTTGTCCGTGCCGCACACGTCGATGACGTTCGAGGGGCTGTGCCGTTCGGGGTCGCCGTATGTCTGGCTGCGGCGTTTCCGGTGGTGGTGGCTGCTGCCGGGCCATTCGCCGCCGCGCAGGTATCGGTCGCAGACGATGCACCGGTTGTTTTCGCGGCCCTCCACGAGGCGCAGGGTCGCGGCTGTGGGTTGGTCGCTCATGCTTGATGCCTTTCGTTGATTTCCGTCACGAGCCGTTGCGCCACGGTTTCCGGCTCTTCGCCGGTTTTGACGTGGGCCCAGAACGTCTGTTCGACGCTGTCCGTCCACGAGCCTTCGGGGACTTGGCTGATGGCGTGCTGTTGGAGCCATTGGCGGGTGACGCCGCCCCATTCGGTGCGTTTCGGCACGCTTTGGAGCCATTGCGTGTATTGCCGGTTTTCGAGCCATTTGCGCATCGACGGCACGAACCGGTCGCCGTCCTGGCGCACGGTCTGGGCGTAGCGGATGACGGCGCCGAGCAGCTGGCTCGGCTCGGCCTGGGGCATGGTCGGGTCGCTGCCGCTGGTGACGGCCTGCCACAGGTTTTGGGCTTGGTCGCGGCTGCCGGTATGGCTCGGGTACCGGTCCCAGGCGAACGCGAACGGGTCGGCCTCGGCCAAGGCCTCGGCTTCGGCGAGGCTGGACACCGGCCTGGCGTGGCCGGATTCGGCCACGGCTTGGCTCGGCTCGGCCGGCTCCGGCTCGGCGTTCGGTGCGGAGGGGGCTACAGGGGAGGTAAGGCTAGGTATGGTTAGGTTAGGACCGGTTGCTTCGTTTGCTTCGAAGCAATTGCTTCGTTTTGCTTCGGACGTTTGCTTCGGTTTTGCTTCACCGTTTGCTTCGTCTTTTGCTTCATGGTTTGCTTCGGTCTTGCTTCGCGGTTTGCTTGAAGCACTTGCTTCGTTTTGCTTCGAAGCATTTGCTTCGCGTTTGCTTCGCCGAGACTCGCCCGAAGCGACGCCGCCGGCATGCCCGGCCTTGGCTCTTTTCTCCTTGAGTTCGCTGCCGGAAGTGCCGCCGAATTTCATCAGGGTGTCGGCCTCGACCACCATCCACCGGCCGGCGGCGAGCGCCGGTTCGAGCATTCCCGCGGCCTCCAGTTCCGTCACCTGCCGTGCGTTGCCTTTCAGCGAGCGCACGACCGTGAGGTCGAATGCGCCGTCGAATGCGGGAAATCGCAGCTGGTACGCGGTGTGCACGCAGAGTCTGACCCATAGGCCCAACGCGGCGTTTGATACCGTGCCGGGCATGGTCTGCGGGCTGAAGTTGAGCCCGTCGTCTATCTGGGTCCATGTCATGGCTCACTCCGCCTCGTCGTCTTCGGGCAGGAAACACCCGTTGAGTGCCTTGTTTTCCTCGTCGCTGGTGGGGTATCCGAGGTCTGCGAGCGTGTGGTAGTAGGCTTGGGCGATGGTGATGTCGCACTCGTCGGCCCATGTGCCGGGTTTGATGAGTGCTTCGATCTGGGCGCACAGGATGAGCAGGAGTTCCCTGTTCGCGGCTCCCTCGACGTGCTGGCGGCGGTGCAGTTCCGCGAGGTTCGTTTCGCGCCACAGTCCCCTATCGCTCGTGTCGTCGCATGGCAGCGGCGTGGCGGCGAGCAGGTTGTATGCGTCGAGCACGTGGTCGAGGTTGTTCCATTCGGCCCCTGCGATCAGGCCGTCGCATAGGTTGGTGCCGGTCAGGGCGAGCAGGCTCAGACGGGTGTTGGCCTTGCGCAACTGGCCGCCGTTGAATCCGGTGGCGTGCTTCCTGATCCAGTCCGTGCGCAGCGTGTACACCAGCCTGTCGAATTCCTTGCGGGCGGCCAGCGCCTCCTGGAATGCCGCCTGCTCCCGTTCCCTCCGCTCGCTCTTGGCGTCACGTTCGGCGATCTCCTCAGGCGACAATTGCGGGAAGCACAATACGGTGCGCTCGGAGAATCGGATCACCGGCTCGCCGTACGGGTTCTTCTCGCGCCACTGCCCATACCATTGCTTGAACTCGTCGGGCTCGCCGCTCCACGTGCTGTAATACCGGTAGCCCGCCGGAGTCGTCCATATAGACGGCCCGGGATCCACGACCAGGCCCAAACCGTCAAGCACTTGACGCATACGCTTCTGCCAGTCCTCGACGCGCATACGGCTTCGCAGCTGGCCGCGCTTCCAATCCCAGTTCTTGGTGCCCGCCATCGAGGCCAACTCAGCCATCATGTCGGGCCGGTCCTCGAACTCGGCCAGCTCATCCAACTGGAAGAGCGACAGCTGGGCGAACGAATTCGACTTGGCACGCACATCGGCGGGGATACGCGCGATCCGCAACCGGCCACGCACGAACGACTCCGAACGGCCCGTCTTCGAGGCCAGCTCACCCACACCGGCACCAAGGTCAAGCAAACCCTGATACCCGTCAGCCTCCTCCAACGGCGTCAAATCGGAACGCTGGCAGTTCTCCACCAGCATCAGCTCACGCTCGGTCCTCGCATCCAACTCACGCACAACACACGGCACCCGCTCAATGCCAGCCAGCCTGCACGCCGCCAAACGACGATGACCAATCACCACACGAAACAGGCGCTCGCCGTGCTCCTCATGGTCGGGGGTTACCACAAGCGCCTGCTGCAGGCCCTGCTCCTTGATGCTGTCGGCGAGTTCGGTGACATCGCCCACGTCTTTGCGGGGGTTGTTCGGGTTCGGGATGAGGCTCTTTACGTTGATGTCAATGATGCTGATAGCCACTTAATCGGGTCACTGCTCCTTGATCGATAGATTCTGGTGTACGGGCAGGTGCGGCATGCGCTTCCTGCGCCGGCGTTGACGCTCATGCTCCAACTGCTGGCGCCCGTGCTTGCGTTTTGCCACGGTTCAGCCCTCCTTAATCTCGCCGGTATCCGGATCCACATCCCCACCCGAAGTGGGCAAATCACGCCACGGATCCAACAGACTGCGCTCGATATCCGCCTTCACCACGCGCTCGCGGGCCTCGACCGGATAGTTGATGAGGTCGTTGACCGCGTTGGCGGCGTCGAAGATGTGCTGCGAGAGATCGCAGGCGTCGTACAAGGCGTCGGTGATGGGGTCGATGTTCTTGTATTTCTCGATGTATTCATCCTTGGTGGCCAGGTCGAGCATCTTGCTGGCCGCGATGCGGAACGCGGCCGCGGCGTCCTTCATGCGCGACGCCTTGGCTGTCAGGGCGAGCAGCATGAGCGGCGTGATCTCGTCGGGAATCAAGGCGTCCTGCACGCCGTCCGTTTTCTTTTTCCGTGACATTGAATCTCCTTAGAATTCAGGGTCGGAATCGTTCGATGGGAAATCGTTAGAAGCGCCGAAGCCAGCCCCCGGCGATGCGGGTGCCGATTGGGCCCATGGGTCGCCCTGCTGCACGCCCGGCTCCACAGGCGACGCGGGAGTCTGCGATTGCGCCGGTGCGGGAGCCGGTGACTGACTGTTCTGCCAGCCGTTCGCGGGCCCTCGGTTGGGGTCGCCGTACGTGCTGCCTCCCGCATAGCCGCCGCCCGCCTGCACGCGCGTGACCTGCGCCGTCGCACGGGTCAACGCGGGCCCGATCTCCTCCAACCGCATCTCGGTCACCGTGCGCTGCGAGCCGTCCTGCGCCTGATAGGAGCGTTGCAGCAACCGGCCCGAAGCGATGACCCTCATGCCCTTGGCCAGGGTGGCCACGATGTTCGACGCGAGCTTCTGCTTCTGGCTGTCCCATGCGGAGCAGTTCATGAACAGCGTGTCCCCGTCCTCCCACTGGTTCGATTGGCGGTTGAACTGGCGGGTGCTCGAAGCGATGGTCAGGTTCGCGACCGTGCTGCCGTTGCCCAGGGTGCGCAGTTCGGGGTCGCGCGTCAGGTTGCCGACGATCGTGATGACTGTCTCGCCCGCCATGTTCATACCTCCTTCGAATCGTTCGACGGCTTGCGTTTCCACAGGCACACCGCCGATATCGTGCGCCGGCCACGGTCGACCACCACGTCGCCGAACCGGGGCGGCAATATGGTCAGCGGCCATGCGTCCGCGCGATTCAGATGCTGGATGACCTCGAGCAGGCTGTCCAATAGTTCGCCGGCGCCCATGCGCATGCCCGCGGCGTCGAGCGGCCATTCGAACAGGCTTTCGCCTTCCTCCCGATAGTCGTAATCATCCGGCTGGCTCGTCATCGATGCTCCTTCGCTCACGCGGCGACCGTCTGCTGCTGGAGACCGTTGCGTTCTCCCCATGCGATCACCTCCCTGACCGGGTAGACGACGCGGCGCGTATCGCGTTGGCGGTGCTCGCGTTTGCCGCCGAGTTTCACGAACCTCGGCCCCTCGCCCCGGTATCTCCACACGCCGAGCGTGCCCACGGTGGGAGAGCCCCCGAAATAGGCGCTCACCTTGTCGGCCTTCCAATAGGCGACGCCGTCCTGGATGACGTCGGGCGGAATCATGGCGCTCATGGTGTATCCTTTCTCATGTAGCTGTTTTGCTTCGCCCACGTTGCCGCGTGGGCTTTTTCTTTCCCGCAGGGGGAGTGGACCGTGCCGAATCGAACGGCTTCCCGCCGTTTGCCGCGCGTACATGACACCGCGCGATCTCCGGCGGGGGCGAACCTGCCGGCCCCGCACGCCGCACCAGCTGGGGAAGGGTGCGGCACGATGGTGTTAGCGACTGTCCTTGTCGATTGCCGGGGAAGGAAGAACCCCGGCAGGCCTTTATTCATCGGCTCCCGCCTCGCTTGCCACAAGACAGAGCAGACGCAGGGGGACTCCCAGGAACGCGACCAGCGAGCAGACGCCGTTGGCCAACGGGTACCGGCACGCCTCGTGGGTCATCACCCACGCCAGACATGCGGCGAACACGACGCCCCAGAAGACCAGCCGGCGCATGAACCGTTTCGACGGGCCTCCGTCCGCCGTGCGGAAACCGCTGGCGTGACGCCCGTAATCCTTGGCGTTCATCGTTTTTCTCTTTTCGTGTGGCCCCTCCGCCGGTAGGCTTGGAACTGCGACATTCAAACCAACGACCCAGCGAAGGGAAGAATCAATTGAATTGGACTGAACCATCCGTATTGGTCGCGATTGCGGCCCTCCTGTGGAACTGCGTGCAGCAGAGACAAATCAACAAGATTCGCAGGAGCGACAGGATTGCGGCGCAGCACCTCGTGGCGACCTTGGATTCGGAAAGTCTGCGATGTATCCATTTCCGCAACGAGGGCACCATGACCCTGTATAGGCCCAAAGTGGATTCAGACTTCTTCCTAAGCAGCGGAATTCCAATTGCCAACGCGGAAATCTGCCTGAACATTCCACCGAATACGGAAGCGGTCTTTTCTCTCACCAATGCTTCTGACATTCCTCGCCTTCCTGATTTTCTCCGTATCCAGTGGATTGAGTGGACGCGGCTGAAGAAGAGGACTCACTACATGTCGGTATCGATGGTTGAAGTGAAGCGCGCTTACGTCGAGCGCGCTCGATCTCACGAAGGTCAAGCTCGTTCTTGATGGACAACCCGATATTCAGAAGGAAAAGTGCGATTATAAGAACCGTCGGACCGTTCATCACGCCACCTCCTTGCCGGCGAGCGCCGGAATGGTTGCGGTGCGGATGGGACGATGGGACGCATGGTGCGGTAGATTCATCATGAATGCTCCTATGAGAAAGAAGTCGGTGATGGTCACATGGTTGTGGAATCTGATACAGGGGGATTTCGCGCAGAACCCGACAGCCTGGATGGACTTGGCGATCACGGTTCTGGGAATCGTGCTCTCCCCGGTGGCGTGGTTCACGTCCAAATGTCTGGAGGGCAAAGCCGCGAAACGTGAGGCCAAGGATGCGCAGGAGAAGTTCGATGCCCAGCTTGAGGTGCTCAAAGGCCAATTGAAGGCCGCGAATGATTCGGCGGATGCGCTTCGCGCGCAGGTCAAGACGGTTGAGGATTCAGCCGATGCATTGCGTGGACAGCTTGCCGCGCAGCGTACGCAGGCCCGGTTGGCCGAGGAGACCGCCAGTGTCCCGAAGTGGGACATATACCAAGTGCAGAACCTCAAGTATGCCGTCGCGAACGAGAACGCCTTTGATGCCCATGACGTTCGGGTGGTGCTTTCGAGCGGCAAGGAATACGAGCTGGGGAATATATCCAAGGGATCGTCCATCGGGTTCATGTTCATGGAGAAGGCGATTATGTGCGAGGACGGGTATGCCGACATCAGAATCACCTGGTCCCTTCCGGGTGAATCCGGGGAGCGTCATTCGGTGACGAAGCCGTCTCCTCAGTATCTGCACTGAACAAGGCGGCAAGCACATTATCGTCAATTCGCACGATTTTCCGATAGGAAATGATTTGCGGGCCGATTCCCGGGTATGTCTCGATACGCACCGGGTCGTCCGACATGTTCGCCAGAGTGTTTTCCGGTTCGTTGACGAGCGCGGCAAAACGGTGAATCTGATCGTTGTTCATTGAACGTAGTTCCACGACGGAGATGTCATTGCCCATCACTTCACCTCTCCTTCGGCGAGCGCTGGAACGTCTTTGGTGAATTGTGGCGGCAGGAGTTCCGACGGGGATTCTCCGATGGCTTCGGCGAGCGCAAGGATGTCATCAAGGTCGAAGCCTCGGTACCCCTTGAGCTTGCTGTTGAGACTGGAGTAGGGCATGCCAGACTTCTCCGACACGAATCGCTTCGTCATGCCTTTTTCGCGAATTTTTTCATCGACACGATTGCCGACCCATGCATTAACATTGCTCATGTGAGCAACGCTATAGCCAAGTTCGGTTACTGTCAATGCCGGCGTGTCACAAATGTGCAATCATGTTGCAAATTATGAATTGCAATTGCCTTATATGAGATGTAAAGTACTCACATGAGCAAGATTCAAGATGAACGAAGCCATCGCTTTTCCCAGTTAATTGGGTTAGAGCTAAAGGCAAGCTTTGCGCGCCATGAGACATCCCAGGCCGATGTCGCTGAAAAATTAGGACATTCGAAGTCAGGGTACTCCCGTTGGCTGAACGCCAAGCCGTCAATGCCGATGGAAGCGCTCATCAACACCTGCGAACTGCTCGGCGTAGACCCGCGCGAAGTCTTCAACGCAGCCTACCGGCGACTTATCGAGGAAATGGGAGAATGCAAGACTGCGCTCGCTGGCGAGCGCCTTGTTGATGATGAGCAGGCGCGAATAGACGAAACACTCAAGAAACTCCATCGAGGAGACATGGACATCGTTGCCCTAGAAGATGAGCATAAATTCGATGGTGATGGGGACGAACCCGCGTAAATGGGTGATTGATCTCTTTGATTCTGTTTATAGTGGGGATTCATGAGGACAAGAACTGTGATATCGGCCATTGACCTGTTTTGCGGCACGGGAGGATTGTCGCTCGGTCTGAAACAGGGCGGCGTGCGTGTCGTTGCGGGGATAGACAACGCGGCTTCCTGCGCCTACCCATATGAGGAGAACATCAAGGCCAAATTCGTGCGGGAAAGCGTTCGTGAGGTCACGGGCGATGAATTGAAGCGACTGTGGGGCCGTTCCAGTGTCCGTCTGCTTGCCGGATGTGCGCCATGTCAGCCATTCTCGTCGCAACGGCGTGGAGTGGACACGTCGCAGGAACAGTCATGGCCGTTGCTTCTGGAGTTCGGGCGTCTTGTCAGGGAAACGACCCCAGACTACGTCACCATGGAAAACGTGCCCAGACTCCAGAAATCCGAGGTCTTCGAGGAATTCGTGTCGATCCTTCGGGAAACGGGATATCAGGTCGCCCATTCCGTGCTATTCGGCCCCGACTACGGTCTGCCTCAACGGCGCAGAAGGCTTGTGCTGCTCGCCGGACGGGGAACAGACGTCCCTATCCCATCCCCGACAGTCGACAAGGACTCATACAGAACCGTCTCCGATGCGATTCAGGATCTCCCGCCATTGTCCGCCGGAGAGCATGATCCGGACGACCGGCTGCATTTCGCCCGTAATCTCACTCCATTGAACCTCCGGCGGATACAAGCCTCCGAGCCGGGAGGCACATGGAAGGACTGGCCGGAAGAGCTTCTGCTGGAATGCCAGAAAAAAACGACCGGGTCCACGTTCAAATCGTTTTATGGACGTATGGAATGGGACAAACCCTCACCGACCATCACTACGCAGTCCTACAATCCCGGCACCGGGCGATTCACCCACCCCGAGCAGGACAGGACGCTGACTCTCCGCGAGGCGTCACGCCTGCAGGGATTCCCGGACTCGTTCATGTTCACGAAGCCGGGAGAGCCCATCACGTTCACCAACGTCGGGCGGCTTATCGGCAACGCGGTGCCTCCCGTGTTCGGCAAGGCAATCGCACGCCAGATCGTCGCAGTGGAAAAGGAAAAGAGGAATCAGGATAATGAATGATAAATACACGCTGACCGTCGACATCGCCACGGTGGATTCCCTGGGCAGGAACCTGTATTCGAACGCGGCAGCAGTGCTGTCGGAGTTCGTCGCCAACGCATGGGATGCAGACGCCACCCGCGTTGAGATCCAGTTCGATCCGAATAATTCCATCTCGATCTTGGACAACGGGTGCGGCATGACCGACGGGGAACTCAACTCACGGTTCCTGACAGTGGGATACCGGAAAAGAGTCGTGGAAGGCATGGCTTCGCCCAGATTCAAGCGTCCCTACATGGGACGGAAGGGCATTGGCAAACTGTCCGCGTTCTCCCTCGCGGACAAGATGGTCGTTTCCTCGAGAAAACAGGATGGCCCGTCTCACGGGTTCACCATCGACGCGAAGGAAATGGAGAAGAGTATCCGCAACACCGATCCCGCAGGAAGGGAGTACCACCCGGAACCGCTGGCCGACGCCGCCGCGGAATTCGGCGACCGTGCCAACGGGACGAAAATTGTTCTTTCCGATCTGAGGGTGAAACGGGTATCCATTACCGAACGGGCCCTGCGCCGGAGGCTGGCGAGGCGTTTCGACGTCCTCGGCCTTGCGAACCTGCCCGAGGATCAGGGAAGATTCGTCATAGAAATCAACGGTGAGCCGGTCACGTACGAGGATCGCGGCGATCTCCAGAAACTGCAGTACATATGGTATCTGGGGGATTACGAACTGCCGGACGGAGTGCAGGTGTCCGCCGAAGCCGAAAACCGCATCAAAGACACAAGTATCCCGGGGCATGATGACTGGCGTATCTCCGGATGGATAGGAAGCGTTGCCAAGCCCGCCGACAGGGTGTTCGAAGCCGACGACGAGAGCATGAAGAACATCATAGTTCTCGCGAGAAAGAGGCCGATCCAAGAGGGACTATTGGATCACCTCGATTTTGACAAGCATTTCGCAAGCTATGTCACCGGTCAGATCCAAGCCGACTTCCTGGACCAGGATGATCAGGAGGACATTGCCACGTCGGACAGGCAGAGACTAGTCGAGGACGATGAGCGGGTCCGCGCGTTCAATGCGAAGATGAAGGACATATTCAACGCGGCATCGGACAAGTGGTCGGAATTGAGGAGCGATACAACCACCAAAGCCCTTTATGAGAGCGTTCCTGAGGTCAGGGAATGGATTACCTCGCTTCCGTCGGACCGCAGGAGACCCGCACAGAAGATGATTTCGCGGATATCCAGCATTGACGGCCTGAATGACGACGACCGCAATTCCCTGTATCAGTCGTCAATCGCCGCCTTCTACAAACTGCAGCAGAACGATGAGATAGACAAGCTCAAAGACGTTGACACGATGAGTGAGGCGCAGCTATTCACCATACTGTCCTCGTATGCCAGATTTGAGGAACTGGAGTATGGCCAAATAATCAGGACGAGGCTTTCCGTCATCGGCAAACTGGAAGATCTGTTGGACCACAATGAACTCGAAAACAGGACTAGGGATTTCATCGCGGAAAACCCATGGCTTTTGGATCCGTCATGGGAGCGTGCGACGGAAGACCTCGTCAAGGAACAGTCCTTCAAAAGGATAGCGAAGGAACAATTCAATCTGGATTTCAGCGACGACGCCGCCGACGACCGGCTCGACATCAAATACCTGGACGGAGGCGGACGACAAGTCATCGTCGAGTTCAAACGATACGGAAGGAAGGTGAAGATAAGCGAACTGACGCTGCAAATTGAGAAATATGCTCGGGCAATGACGCGGCTGTTGCAGCAAGCTGACGCGCGGGCTGGTTCTGGCTCGCATGCGTACACGAACGATTCAGGAATTGACGCAAGAGTCAATGTGATAATCATTGTCAAGCACGTGTACAGCGACATAAAAGACGAAATAATGCCTGTAAAGGCCGCGAACGATCGCGTTCGCATCTTCAATGCGCGATTCCTGTACTTCTCAGACATGGTCGAGAAGAGCAAGGAGAGATATCAGGAATTCACGGAGAATCCCGCCCAGAATGATCTTGCCGCCAAGGCGATACACGCCTTGGACAAGATAAGCTGAGAGATCCCGTTTTTGGACATGTTCCTTGAGAGGAAGCGAGAAAGATGATGAGCGCCCGACTGCTGATAAGCTCTTCGTTGAGCTACGGGCAGATGCGTATGGCGTTGTACGGATTCGCGCCCGGTCTGACCGTGGCCAGCGCCCTCCTGCCCCGCAGGCTGGACGGGCTCTATCGCAGGGAGCGGACACGATCCTGATCGACCGGCGCATCACCTACACGCGCAAACGCTGCACGCTGGTGCACGAGCTCGTCCACTGGGCGCATGACGACGACACGTCGAAAGGGTGCGAGGGCAGTCGGATCGAACGGCGTTGCCGGCGGCGGACCGCCCTGCTGCTCATCGACCCGGCAGAGTACGCGCTGGCGGAACGCATGTACGGCGGCAACCCCACCAAATGGCCAGCGAGCTCAACGTCACCGTCCAAGTTATCGAAGACTACAGACAAATCCTCAGCGAGATAATCCACTAAGAAAGAAGAAAACCATGAAAAAGACAATCGCACTGCTGGCAGCGGCACTGTTGCTCGCCGGACTGACCGCCTGCGGGGAAAACACCACATCCGACGCGCCGGCCAAAACGGACGGCACGTCAAAGACCGAGACCAAGAAGGAGGAGCCCAAGCCCCAGCCGGCCGACCTGACCGGCACGTGGAAGCAAACCAACTCCAACGACCCGAACTCGTACATGGAGGCCACCATCAGCGGCGACACCATCGAGGTCAACTGGATTGGCACCGACGCCAAGAGCCTCTACTGGAAGGGCACCTATCAGGCCCCGACCGAGGCCGGCGACTGGAAGTGGACCAGCCAGGGCGACACCGAGACCATGGCTCAATCCCTGCTCGCCTCGCAGGACGCCACCAAGGACTTCACCTACAGCGAGGCCGACGGCGTGAGCTGGGAGACCACCGCGCTCGGCACCACCATCACCGTCAAAACCACCAAACAATAAAAAATGCCCTGTCGGCGTTGCAGCGTCAACAGGGCGGTTGAAACATCGACCAGCTTGCTTATTGGAAAGGAGGACGCTTCACCCCTTATCCTACACGGGGCGAAGCATACCCGAAATGCTATTTGCGTTTACGTTTTACGGCGTCAATAAGCTGAGGACCAGCGGAAAAGACGCCAACTATGCTTCCAATGAACGTACCGACATTGTTTCCAAAGGCCGCGCAAACTATAGCGGCTCCAAAGGCCATCCAAGGCAGGAACGAAAAGGCAACGGAAGTAATGAGCATACTGAGGTTTTCGGCCTTATGGTCAGCGGCCTCCATTGCTGTTGCTGCTTTTCTGTCCGATATCTCGACGTCCAACGATTTTTCGGCCATGGCCAGTATGCGATCAGCGGCACCGGGAAGTACCCTCTCATAACCTGCGTATTCTTCGACGGAAGGCAGTGGGCCAGAGCGTGCCGCAATCGCTATCGCGTTGAGGTCGATTCCTTGTCCATCGCTCTGCGCAGGCTGTCGCCCACCATTTCCCAGGCTTTCGTCTGGAGCTGTACTGCTGTCGCCGGCGTGAACGACCTCCGCTCCACCTTGCGAGTCACTACTATTTGCGCGCCCCTCGTCATGCCCCTCAGGATTGGATTGTTGCTCATTATCCATCGACCATACCTTTCCTTTAATTCGCATACTATCCGACCAACCCTGAGATTCCAAGTGGACAGCATGGAGGTGGACTGATGGCGAACGTCACCAGATACAAAACCTCAAAGGGCGAAAACCGCTACCGCGTCCGCTACCGGAAACCCGACGGCACGCAAACCGACAAGAGGGGTTTCCGCCGCAAGATCGACGCGGAGAACTGGGCGGCCGAGCACGTCACCATCGCCAAGGCCACCAACAGCTATGTTGACCCGGAGGACGGCAAACGACGTGTTGGAGACCTCTACGAGCAATGGCTGAAGGAGAAATGGCCGTTTTGGAAGGAAACCACACGGGTCAACGCCACGGAAGCATGGCGACTCTACTGCGAGGAGCGTTGGGCCGATCGTCGGATCGGCACCATCACCCGCGCCGAGGTCCAGGCGTGGATCAGCGACATCATCGCGAGCGCCGGCGCTCCATCCGTGAGACGCCCGTACCAGACCATGCTCGGCATCTGCCGCATGGCCGTCCGGGACAAGCTCATACTCGACAACCCCTGTGAAAACGTTGAACTCCCCAAGCTGCCGAGGCGCAAGAGCCGTCGCGTGTACCTGACCATATCCCGGCTGCTCGCATTCGCCGACGAATGCTCCAGGGGAAAGCATCTGGGAGCGGAGCGGCGGGCGCTCGTGCTGACACTGGGCTTCTGCGGATTGCGCTGGGGCGAGGCGGCAGCGTTGAAGGCCCGTGACCTGGACTTCGGTCGGGGAGTGCTGCATGTGGGCGGCAACCTCGTGTACGTCGGGGCAAGATGGGTCGAGGGCACTCCGAAGAACAGCGAGGAACGCGACGTGCCCATGCCTCTCATCGTCATGGAGGCGTTGAAACCGATGTGCGGGGAACGCGAACCGGACGAAAGGGTGTTTCGTGATCTGCGGGGCGGCCCGATTATGAAGCAGAGCGCGGCAAAGACGACCGGCTGGTGGTATCACGCGCTGGTGCGCCTGGGCTGGCCGAAGGAGGAATGGCCCACGCCGCACGACCTGCGGCACACCGCCGCCTCGTTGGCCGTGCACGCGGGCGCGAACGTCAAGGCCTTACAGAGGATGCTGGGCCACAAGAACGCGAGCATGACGTTGGACGTGTACGCGGATCTGTTCGACAGCGACCTGATGGACGTGGCCCGTCTGCTCGATGCCGCCGTGCAGGTGGAGACGGGCGTGGAAGAATGTGGGCAAAATGTGGGCAAAAACATTTTGGAGCCCGTATGA